TCCAAATGTTTGGGAAGCAAGCCCATTACTTGGAAGTAGTCCAACACCGGAAAGAATTATTATACAAAAAGCTGTGGGTACTTATTACGTGCATCATTATGGTTCAGACATAGATTTAAAAATACTTAATAAAGCACTATTCTATTTAGTAATAAATAATGTAGAGGCACTTAATAAAGTTGAACAAACTTTATTATGAATGATATAACCTTAGAAAAATTGTTCTTGACAATTCATCCCTAAATGAGTATAATTTGAATCATGGCAAAAGAACTAACTACAATTTCACCTGAAGGACTAGAAGTAGCGAATAGTTATTTACAGTTCGGAAATATACGGGGAGTATGCGAGCATCTTCAAGTTACTGAAAATAAAGTAGTAGATATACTAAATAAACGTGAAGTAAAGAAATATATTGACACTGTTTACTTAGATATGGGTTATCGCAATAAAAACAATATTGGTTCCGTGTTGGATAGTATGATTGCTTCGAAACTAGAAGAAGCAGAGGAATCGGGTGTGTATTCGTCAAAAGACTTAGCAGACTTATTACAGATGGCGCATAAAATGCGAATGGATGAAATCAAAGCACAAGCTGATTTAGCAAAAACAGAAAGCAGTAACATTAAGAACCAAACCAATGTGCAAATTAATGAAGGTGTTCCATTTGGTCAAGGTAATTATGGTAAGCTTATGGAGAAACTTCTAAATGGAACAGAGTGAAAAAGTAAACGACCTAGAAAAAGATTTTGCAGCACATGAAGTAATGTGCGAAGAAAGATGGAAGACTTGTTTTCAACGTCTTTCAGATGTAGAGGAAGCTCTTCGAAGAATCGAGAGCCGAATGATGGCAATAGGGGGAACAATGACTCTATTCCTAGGAGGTGTAATAGTAACACTATTGACCAAAATGTAGGAGAAACATATGCCGTATCATACTGGAAAGAAAAAGAAAAAACCAATGAAGAAGAATGGAAAGAAGAAAAAAGGTCTTACTGCAAAGCAGAAGAAACTTCCAATGGCTCTTCAGAAAGCAATTTTAAAAAGAAAGAGAGGTAAAAGATAATGTGCAAATGTTGTAAGTGTTGTAGTTGCACTTGTTGTTAAGGAGATTATATGGAATTTTATAAAAAAAGAGGTTCTTGGTGCGTTCGAGATGATAAGGGAAAACTATATAAGTTTTCCCGAAAAACAGAAGCAACAGCATTTGTAGATAGTTTAAAAATGCCTACTGTAGAACACGACGAAAGCGATGCAATCGAAGAAGAAAAATCCATAGCTGATAAAATGAAAAAAGCAGCTACTGCAGTAATTTTGGATGATTTGCAGGGGTCATACGAATGAAGCGTACATATCGCGGAAAGAAAGCACCTAAAGGGTATCATTATATGCCAGGCGGTAGGTTAATGAAGGATAGTGCACATGGCGGTAAGAAGAAAAAAGCGAAAAGCTACTCCAAAAAGAAAAGCAAGACCACTAAGCGCAAGCGTTAAGAAAACTCTTACAGCAAAAGCAAAAAAGAGTAAGCGCTTTACTTATGGTCAGCTTGCAAGAGTCTATCGACGAGGACAAGGAGCATATTTAAGTTCTGGATCTCGTCCAGGTGTATCAATGTCTCAGTGGGCATTTGGTCGCGTCAACTCATTTATGAGAGGCGGACATCCACAAGATAATGATATAAAGAGAAAGAGACGTGCCAAAAAGAAAACGCGTAGCAAAAGATAGAAAAACAAAACTACCTAAAAAATATTTAGGAAGCACTGCAGGGTCAAAACGCACCCGCTTAGCAGCAGTACTTAAAAGAATTAAGAAGCTATACAAAGAAGGGAAAACTGTCCCACGGAGTTTGATTCAAGAAAGAATAAGACTAGGAAGAACTAAACGTGGCAAGAAAAAAAGATAGCAGATTAAAAAGAGCAGGAGTACGAGGTTACAACAAACCAAAGCGTACTCCTGGTCATAGAACTAAGTCTCACATTGTTGTAGCAAAAGTTGGCACAAAAATAAAAACTATTCGTTTCGGTCAACAGGGAGCAAGTACAGCAGGAAAACCTAAAAAAGGCGAGAGCGAGCGCATGAGAAAGAAACGAGCGTCTTTCAAAGCGCGACATCGCAAGAATATAGCTAAAGGCAAAATGTCGGCAGCATATTGGGCAGATAAAGTAAAATGGTAGAAGAAAAGAAGTATCATCCAGCTGATACAAATGGTGACGGATTAGTTTCCGATACTGAACAAGAAATGTATCTTGAGTTTCGTAGAAAAGAACTAGAAGATCAAGACGCACAACGGGATGCAATGAGAAAAATGACATGGTTCTCTTTATGGGGAATGTTATTTTATCCTTTTGGCATTTTTTGCACATCATTATTCGGTTTAGATAGCGCCGCAAAGATAATCGGTGATATTGCTCCCACATACTTTGTAGCTATCGCGGCTTTGGTTTCCGCCTTTTTTGGAGCCAATGCGTATGCGGGGAAAAAATAAATGGAAATGTTATTTGATTTAGCCATGACTTTTTGGCAGTGGACAATAGTTATTTGTCTTATTATAATCGGTTTTATTATAAACTCTTTTGATAAGAAAGAAGAAAAAAGAATAGGCTTTACCTATATGGATATGCCAAAGATGCAACCTGTTCCAATCGCAACAAAAGGCAAAGGTTTCTGGAAAGGAATCTGGATGTGGATTACTGGTGTAAGACATTGGGTAGTTTGTGAAGACTTTCATTATACGTTAAATGGTGAAGGCTACATGGTTCCAGCAGGTTTTCAATTCGATGGAGCTTCTGTACCAAAGTTTCTAGCAACATTTTTATCTCCTGTAGGAGTATTACTTATGGGTGGTTTAGTACATGATTATGGATATCGCTACGGTTGTCTTAAAAGAGTAACTGGAGAGCATACTGACAGAATGACACAAAAAGAGTTGGATGTCATATTTAGAGATATTTGTATCGAAGTCAATGGCTTCAAGGTTCTTAACTACTTAGCATGGTCAGCATTGTATGTTGTAGGTTTTGTAGCTTGGAATAATAATAGGAAAGCAATACCATGATAGATTATTTAAAAAGTTTAGTAAAAGAGCGTACATCTTGGGATGGCGCAATGTTAATAGCAGTCTGTGGAGCATTTATACTTTTTGGCGGACTTGCAAAAATAATGGCCTGGATTGGTTTAGGCTATGGAATCTGGACACTCTTAAAAACAGAGAAATAAAATGGCAGTAGAAGTAAGTCGCAAAGATATTATTTGCGATGAAATAATCGATTTACAATCTGAGACAAAGTTCTTAAAACTACCTGTAAATTCTTATTTGAATTTATTAAAGGTCACTCCGTTACCTTCGCAGATAGCAATTATCAACGCGATAAATAATCCAAAGTACCGTTTTGTCTCTGCCGCTGTCTCCCGCAGGCAAGGCAAAACCTATATAGCTAATATTATTGGACAGCTCGTGTCCTTAGTACCTAGCTCAAATATATTAATAATGTCACCCAATTATTCTTTGTCTCAGATTTCTTTCGATTTACAAAGAAATCTTATAAAACAGTTTGAACTAGAAGTAACAAAAGATAACGCAAAAGATAAAGTTATCGAAATGTCAAATGGATCTACAGTTAGAATGGGATCTGTAAACCAAGTAGACTCATGTGTGGGTCGTTCTTATGACCTTATCATTTTTGACGAAGCAGCATTGGCAGACGGAAAAGATGCTTTCAATGTAGCACTACGTCCTACACTTGATAAAGATAACTCAAAAGCAATATTTATATCTACACCACGAGGTCGCAATAACTGGTTTGCGGAGTTCTTTTACAGAGGTTTCTCTGACGAGTTTCCAGAGTGGTGTAGTATCAAAGCATCATATATCGACAATCCTCGTATGTCTGAAAGTGATATTGCAGAAGCACGTAAGTCAATGTCAGAAGCAGAATTTAAACAAGAATATGAAGCAGACTTTAATACATATGAAGGTCAGATATGGAAGTTTAATTTTGAAGAAAATGTCAAAGATCTGTCACAGTTTGATACATCAAAGATGGACGTCTTCGCAGGTCTAGACGTCGGCTATAAAGATCCCACAGCAATGTGTGTAATTGCATATGACTGGGATGAGGATAAATACTATTTACTTGACGAATATTTTAACGCAGAAAGAACGACGGAACAGCATGCTACCGAGATCACGAGACTCATTAATCGCTGGGATATTGATTTCATTTATATTGATTCAGCTGCTCAACAAACACGGTTCGATTTCGCGCAAAATTACGATATCTCCACCATCAACGCAAAGAAGTCTGTATTGGACGGAATTGGACATGTCTCAAGCTTGGTCGATAACGACAAACTTTATGTTGACCAAGAAGCCAGAGAAACTTTAGCGTGCTTAGACGCATATCAATGGGATCCAAACCCAAATTTAATGAAGGAACGACCAAGACACAATATGGCCTCACACATGGCAGATGCTCTTCGATATGCATTGTATTCATTTGAAACTGCACAAATCTCGTTTTAATGATACCTGAGAAAAATAGTTATTGACAAGTTATCTCAAACCAGATATACTTCTTTAAATGAAAATGTAGGAATTGAAAATGCCAAAGCTAAAAAGGGACATAGTAAAATATGTACGAGACAAGGCAAAATCACGATATAAAAAGGACTGCAAGTGTTATATCTGTGGATCAGAAACACAGTTGGATTATCACCACTTCTATAGTTTAACAGGGCTACTGAATAAATGGTTAAAAGAAAACAATCTGAACCCTCAGTATATACAGGCACTTAGAGAAGATTTTATTGACGAGCATGAAGATGAGTTATATGTACACGCAATAACCTTATGTAACATGCATCACAAACAGCTTCATTCTATCTACGGCAAAGAACCCTCACTGGGAACTGCAAAAAAGCAAATGAGATGGGTGGAGATTCAGAGAGAAAAACATGGCTTGGTATGATAGACTATTTGGACGAGAAGAGAAACTAAATCCTATACAACAATATGTAGGATCAGCTCAAGAGTCCACTCGCGAAAGCACTAGAAGTTACGAATATTATTACGAAAATTTAGAAATAGTAAATCGCGCAGTAAATATGATTGTAGATGACGTTGCAGAAATACCCGCAACAGTTATGGGAGGCATGAGAACTCCCGGTGTAATCAAAGGAGTCAAAAGAGCCAGAGTTGAATTATTACTTAACGATGAACCAAATCCTTATCAGGATATTAGTTCATTTAAAAGAAACTTAATTACTGACTACTTACTTGATGGAAATATATTTATATACTTTGATGGAGCACATTTATACCATGTACCAGCAGACAAAGTAATAATACATGGAGACAGTAAGACTTACATCGAAAAGTATACTTACAACGATATTGACTATTCTACAAATGAAATGATACATATAAAAGAAAACTCTTTTCATGATATATACAGAGGTGTTTCTAGATTAAAGCCTGCTGTACGTACTATGAAAATTATTAAGTCTATGCGTGATTTTCAAGATAACTTTTTTAAGAATGGAGC